GTTTATCTGTTGTACCAACTGGCAACTGGTCCAGCCTAGTGGGTACTGACCTCGATCTCGTTCCCTGTGGGGGTCGATGATGTTTCGTCGGCTACCTCAACAGGGTGGCAATCCGCGAGAGACTGCCGAGGTTGTCAACCGCGTCCTTGACGGTAAGATCAACTCTGTTGGTCTGCTGACTCTCGCTACAGGAAACGCTACTACAACGACCCTGTACGACGCTAGGATCAGTCCTGACAGCATTATTCTGTTCGTCCCCTACTCTGCTGCTGCCATAGCCGATGCAGTCCCATACGGGGCATTTCAGGACTCTACAGACCAGACTGCGGCAAGCACCACTGCTGCTTATGCCGTTACGCTGAACACTACGGATTATGCGGTTGGTGTCTCGATTGTCAGTAGTTCGCAGATTACCGTTCGATCTGCTGGGGTGTACAACATTCAGTTCTCGTTCCAGTTTGCCAACACCAATGTTTCGATTCAAGACGTAGATGTCTGGTTTCGCAAGAACGGTACGGATGTCGCTGGGTCGAACAGCAAGTTTTCAGTGCCTAACTCTCACGGTGGGACGGATGGTCATCTGATTGCTGCGCTGAATTACTACATCCAGTTGGCAGCGGGGGACTACATGCAAATCATGTGGGCGACTACATCAACTAACGTCAGTCTTGAGCAGCTACCAACACAGACCAGTCCAACTCGTCCAGCAACGCCGAGTGCGATTGTCACGATCAACAAGGTAGACGAATCGTCCTCATCTGACATCTACGCATCTAATCAGTTGTTTGGCAGTTGCACCGTCAACCATTTTGCAAACTCAACCTCGGACAAGACGTATCGGTATGTCGTACTCGGCTAGGTATGTCCAACCGGAGGAACTGAGGTCAGTCTGGCATCGAATTCGACCGGGATTGCTGGAAGTAAAAGAGGCGAGCAATGAGCCTTGGATTCCAGAGGACGTTTACGCTGATTGCTATGCCGGTAGATCGTTGTTGTATCTGTTGGGTGATGGGTTCGGAGTAGTACAACCGCAGGGTGACACGCTTCATGTTTGGTGTGGTTGGGGAGCGTGGATGATGGATGACGGTATGTCGGAATTGTTTGCAATTGCCAAGCAGGGCGGGGCGCGTAAAATATCGTTTGACTCTAATCGTCCTGGCTGGCAACGGGTCGCTAAGAAATACGGATTTAAGCCACGAAAGTGGATTGCAGAGGTGTGACATGGCAGGTGGTGGTGGTCAACAAGTCAGTCGGACGGAGCTAGATCCGACCCTTCAGCCGTTTGTGCAATACGGTCTGAGCGAGGCTCAACGACTGTATCAAGGTCAGCAACCGCAGTATTACCCTGGTCAGACCTTTGTCGGGCCGAGCGGATATACGACGGAAGCCATGCAAGCCGCTGCCGAGCGAGCGAGGGCTGGGTCTCCACTGACACAGGCTGCGCTAGGCCAGCAACAGGCGACGGTGGGAGGTGCATACCTAGGAGGTTCTCCGTTCTTCCAAGGAGCCTTCCAAGCCGCTGCTAGACCCTTAGAACAGACCTACATGGATGCCATCCAGCGTTCGCGTTCTGCTGCATCCTCTGCTGGCCGATACGGGTCTGGAGCGATGGGTCAGTTGGAAGGTCGAGCCGAGGGTGCGCTGGCAACAGGACTGTCCGATATTGCTGGAAAGCTGGCTTACGAGAACTTTGCTCGTGAGCGTCAACTGCAAGAAGCCGCATCGACTCGCGCTCCTGCGCTCGCTGAAACGCAATACGGTGACATCCAGCGGCTTGCCAACGTTGGGGCGATGTCGGAGGACTACCAGCAGAGGGAGATGGCAGCAGATATTGCTCGATTCAACTTCGGTCAACTTGCTCCGTATCAGGCGCTACAGTCCTTCCTTGGATCTGTTTATGGCGCACCAAGCGGGATGATGGTAACGCAGCCTATTACGGGCAATCCGTTGTTAGGCGCTCTGGGTGGTGCTGCGGTAGGTTACGGGCTAGGCGCTCCGCAGGGATACGGTGGTGCTGGTGCTGCCGCTGGTGGTCTGTTGGGTGCTTATGGGAGCCGAGCATGAGCGGAATGGAGCCGATGATTATTGGCGCTGTAGCGGGTGCTGCGACCAATAGGGACGACCCGTTCAAAGGCGCGATGATGGGTGCTGCACTGGGTGGTCTCGGTGGTGCTGGCTACAGTGCGCTAACAGGTGCTGGTGGTGCCGCGGGTGGTGCTGCTGCGGGTGAAGCTGCGCTAGGTGCCAGCGAGCTAGGTGCGCTTGCAAGGCCGGACGTTGCTCCGGTTCTGTCGGACTACATCACGCAGGCGCAAGCTACAGGACAGGTGCCTATCACTCCTGCGTTAATGCCTGAGTTTTATCCTGTGCAAAGCGGAGCCGCTGATCTCGGTTTCATGAACCTCATCAGCCCGAGTCAACAGGCGGCAATCGAGGCTGGCAACCTTCCTGGTTCGGCCATGTTCAGCCCACTCGGGGACGTTATCGGATACGAGGAAGCGGCAGGAAAAGAACTGGCAAAGGCGCAAGCAAAAGATGCGTTTATGCGTGGAGGTGGGATGTCAAACATGATGTCAGCATCGTCTGGGTTGTTGAGGCAAGCGCAACCAAAAGCACAGATGCCATCTCCCGGTGGAATCCGCAGAGGACAGCCGCAGGCAGTCAACTACAGTGGTCTTGCTAGTTTGTTGGAACCTAAACTTGTAGAGAGGCGGCGACTTTCGCTGTTGTAAACATGGATGAAATTCTCGCTCAGTTGTTCCCGCAAGCACCGTCCTACTTCCCTGGTCTACTAGGTCAGGAGCAAGCCAACCTGCTACAACAGCAAGCCCAGCGACAGGGGTTGCTAGGCATCGGCATGGGCCTGTTGCAAGCCGCTGCACCGTCTACTACTCGTACAAGCCTTGGAGCGGGTATCGCACAGGGGTTGTCAACTGGTCAGCAGATGGCTCAGAACGTCTACGCCCAACGTCTGCAAGAGCAGCAGATCGCTCAGAAGCTGGCAGAGCAGCAGAGGACGTTGCAACAACAGGCGCAGATGCGTCAGTTGTTCCCGCAAGTGTTTCAAACGACGACAGAGCGCGGGGCATTGGCGGGAGAGGAAGGTCCGGTACCGTTGGAGTCTCAGAGGATCTCAATCAGCCCAGAAAAGCTGTCAATGATGGCAGCTATTTCTCCTGATCCTTTGGCTTCATTGGCAAGTATTTCCAAGATTTTGCCTGAGTTGCGGAAAGGTGGCGTGCTGGGTGGGATGGCAATGGGTGCTGATCCGTTCCTTGCATTTATGGGCGAAAACGTCCCTGCTTCTATTCGCAGTGCTGCTCAACAGTATTCGCGTGCTTATCAGTCTGGTGCGATTGACGAAGCAACAGCGGGGCAGCGTGCTGAATCATTGGCAAAGATGGTTGAGTCGGTTGCAAAGCCAGTCACTCCGATTGCATCGTATGAATACTATGTAAGACAAGAGCAAGCGGCTGGCAGGACTCCGAAGTCATACGAACAGTATGAACAAGACATGAAGAAGGCTGGTGCCCAGACAATTATTGAAAAAACGTCTGGGCTTGCAGCAGGGGAGATTGTAAAAGGTGCGATTGAACGTGCAAACGCATCACTGAACAACGCTACCGCTGCCTCTCAAACGCTGCAAACGATTTCTAATATTCGTCCTGCGCTAGATCAGGGTGTTATGGCAGGACCGTTGAGCCAGCAAACCGCTATCGTTGCAAGGCTCGCAAGCACGCTGGGGGTGACTGGTCAATCGACGCAAGACACGCTTAACAGAACCGCTGAAGCAATGCAAGGGTTGGCTCGACTTGAGTTGGAAGCCGCACAACTGATGCGAAATCAAGGCGCTATCACTGAAGGTGAGCGAGCCTTGATCGCTCGTGCTGCTGCTGGGAACTTGGCAACAATGACAGCGGGAGAGGTCAAGACATTGCTGAATGCGATGGAGCGTACTGCTAAATTTACGATCCAATCTTACAATCAAAATCGTGAAATTCTTCGCAGATCATTGCCAGAAGAATCTAGGCAGTTCATTGATGTATATCCGACGATTGGATTGGGGACTCAGCCTAGACAGCCTGTTAATTCTGCTAACGCTGCTGCTCGTGCTGCTGGACTTACGGAGTAATCATGACGCCAACGCAACGTCTACAAGCACTGCAAGAAAGTTTGTTGACTGTCTCAGATAGAGGCGAGAAATTAACACCGAAAGGCCAACAAATTCTTGATATGCTGCAAAGCGGTGTCGCTACGGGCGGCATTGGTTCGTTTATGCAAGGTTTGTCGATGAACCTGTCAGACGAGGCAATAGGCACGATTCGTTCGTACTTGTCTCCGGTCCCTGGGCAGTTATCGGAAGAACTTAAAGGTTTCGAGCAAGCAAGACAGTCAATAATCGGTGGTCCTGAAATGCCTCCATTGACTCCGGCACAAACCGGGGCAGCAATTGAGCGATTTGGATTGCAGCAATACGGAGAAAAATATCCGGTTAGGGCAATTGCATCAGAACTAGGTGGTGCTGTTGTTCCTGGTGTGCTGATGCCAACCACCACCATCCCGCGAATGATTGGCCTTGGTACTGTTACAGGGGCGATTTCTGGCGCAGGGCAAGCTGAAGGTGGTATACAGGAACGAGCAACCGGTGCAGCGATTGGCGCTCCATTGGGAGGTGTCGGTGCAGGAGTTGGTGGGGTTGCTGGTCGAGTAGTCGGTAAAGGCTACCGGAGCATGGTAGATGCCATGTTTAAGCCTCCAGAACGTGCAGGAGTTGAGTCTGCTCGTCAGATGCTGAAAGAGGCAATCACTGCTGATGTTGGCGACATCGACCAAGCGATTGCGCTCATTATGCAACGCACTGGCAAGCCCTATACGCTGGCTGATATTGGGCCTAATACTCGTGCTTACCTAGACGCTGCTTATCAGATCCCGAGTCCTGGCAAGAAAGAGGCTGACGCATTCTTGCGTGATCGTGATAAAGGAATGCTGTCACGGTTGACCAGCGACATTCAGGAAGCGTTTGGAAGCCGCGCATCGTTTTTCGATGAGTTCAATGCGCTCAAGACTGCTCGTGGCGATCTTGGCAGCAAACTTTATGATCGAGCGTTCAGAGTAGATATCCCAGTCAATACTGAACTTACCTCAATTCTGAAAACCCCGTCCGCACAAGCAGCGTATGAGCGGGCAGCAAGGATCGCTGCGGATCGTGGGATTCCGCTTCCAAAGGTAACGATCACTCCTGATGGCAAACTAGTCACTCCAAAAGGTGATGAGGTTAAAGGCATCAACACGGAATTCTTGCATTTCCTGAAGATGGGTCTTGATGACGTTATCTTTACTGGCAAGGCTCCAACGTCAGGCATTGGCAGGACGGAGCTTGCAGGGCAGAAGGATGTGCGTCAACGCTTGCTGAACATGGTTGATCGCAATAATCCTGCATACGGGCGAGCAAGAAACTATTGGGCCGACGACACTGCTGCGATGGATGCTATGCAGCAAGGTCGGGACTTTCTGAGACTCGATTACGATGAGCTTGCGTCTGACCTGCGTAAAATGTCGCTATCTGAGAAAGAGGCTTTCCGACTTGGAGCGATGCAAAACCTGCTAGACCGTATCGGTGGCGCACAGGTCGGTGAAACCGTATTGCAAGGCACGATGACGGATGCTAAGAAATTGTTGCAACCGCAGACTGTCAGGATGATGCGTCTGACCTTCCCGACTGGCGATGCTGGTGACAAAGCGTTTGATAAGTTCATTGGCAATTTGGGCGATGAACTGCAAATGAAGTCAACCAGTCAGACGGTGCTGGGTGGATCGCAAACCGCTGGTCGGATGGAAGCCGCGCAGAAAATCAAGATGGAAGCAGCTAGAGAACTCCCGCAAGGGTTGAGCATGACAGGTTTGCTGATGCAAGCCATGCGTAGAGATATGGGTGCATTGTCTGATGCTCAGATGCGATCAACTGCTACAGAACTGTCTCGTATTCTGTTGGAGCGTGATCCTCAAGCATTGCAGAAAATCTCAAAAGAACTGCAACAACAAACATTGTCTGACATTCTCAGGAAACGTGTTCCAGAGGTTCCCGCTGCACTAGGGAGAGGGCTTGTAAGTCCATTCCTGTTCGGTGAGATTGGTGGCAGTATTGGTGGTGCAGCAATGCCTAGCGGCTTATTGATGGGGCAGTGACATGGCAAAAGTAAAAATCAGCGAGTTCGACACCAATCCCGACAACAACACTGAGATTGACGGGATCAATATCGCGGAGAACTGTCCTCCGGCGACGATCAACAACGCTATCCGAGAGTTAATGGCGCAGTTGAAAGACTTTCAGGTTGGCAATCAGGCATCCAACCAACTGTCTGCATTGGGTGGTGGCACAGGGCTGTCGTCTCCCGGCACGTCTGGCAACGTCCTCACCTCTGATGGTAGTGGTTGGGTATCCTCTGCTCCGACCTACGTTCCTACCGGCGGGATGTTGATGTGGGGGACTGCCAGTGCTCCGACGGGTTATCTGCTGTGCAACGGGTCTGCGGTGTCGCGCTCGACCTACTCCGCGCTGTTTGCAGTCATTGGCACTGCGTTCGGTGCGGGTGACGGGTCTACTACGTTCACCCTGCCAGACTTCCGTGATCGCTTTCCTGTCGGGGCTGGGACGACGTACAGTGCTAACTCGACGGGTGGTAGCGCGAATGCTATCACCGTGGCACACACTCATACCGGAACAACCGGAGCAGCGGGATCTGCGAGCGGCACGCTTGTGACTGGTGTTGGCGACTTTGGCGACTTTCAGTCTGCAAGCGGAGCATTTTCGTTGTCAGGTGCTCAACCGAGTCGGAGTCAAGGCGCGGCGGGAACTGGATCGTTCACAACAGCAACGATGGCGATTTCAGATCACACTCATGCGTTCACGACAGATTCAACAGGATCATCTGGTACAAACGCCAACCTCCCGCCCTACCTGGGTGTTTACTTCATCATCAAGACATGACAACCGCAAACGAAGTTGAGGCAAAACTGATGACGCACGAAGAAGTGTGCGCTGTCCGGTACGATGGGATCAACGCTCGACTCAAGCGCATCGAGCAGATTTTAATCGGCACTGCCGGTTTCATTATCGTGTTGTTGTTGGGCTTAGTTCTAAAAGCATGAGATGCTTGATCCAGTTACCCTTCTGGCGACCGCAACCGCTGTCTTTAACGGACTGAAGAAAGCGGTTGAGCTTGGACGCGAGGCCGAGGATGTGTTCGGTCAGCTAGGCAAGTGGGCAGGCGCGGTATCCGATCTCCAGGAATGGATGAGCGGGCAGGAGAACACAAAGCCTCCGCTGTTCAAGAAGCTGGTGTTTGCCAAGTCTGCGACTGCTGAAGCGTTTGACGCATACGCTGCTCAAGTCAAGATCAAGGAGATGGAGAAAACGCTCTACCACTGGTTTCACTACGGAGCCTTGCAGCATCTTGGTCGGGATGGATACGTTGAGTTTGTGCAAATGCGGCGGCGCATCAAAGAGCAGCGAGAAAAGATGATTTACGAACAGATTAGACGCAGGAAGAAGTTCATCAAAACTACGTCAGATGCCGCGCTCGTTGCTGTAGTGGTGGGGATCGGCTGCATCATCATGTTCCACATCATCATGTTTATTGTGGATCGCTGGCCTAAATGATTTATGTTCTTGCTGTCTTGGTGTCGTTTGTCTCTGTCTTAATGATTACGCTAGCGGGGATCAGTCAATGAGAATGACGACGGAAGAAATCGAGGTGCGGATCTGGGCGATTATCTCGCTCTGCCTAGCTGCGATCCTTGTTTTGTCTGTGGTGTCGATTATCTTTGGGGTGCTGTTCGTTGAGCACGACCTTGATCGCATCAGCCCTATCGACACACAGTTGATCGGCATACTCAAAGACATCATGCTGCTAGCCATCGGTGCTGTTGGCGGTCTGGTCGGTCGCAAAGGTGCCTATGCCGCAGCCAATATGTTGACCAAGAAAGGGGACGACGATGCTTCCACTAGGCCCACTGCTTGAGATTGGCGGCAAGATTCTCGATAGGGTCTTGCCTGACCCTGCTGCTGCCGAAGCTGCCAAACAAGAACTGGCAAAGCTAGAGCAGGACGGTGAACTCGCAAAGATGGCTCAGCAGACAAAACTGTTTGAGTTAAACGTTGAGAACACAAAGTCCGCTCGAGAGATGCAGGTAGCCACTCGGAGCCGCATCCCTGCTGTGCTATCTATCGTCACCGTTGCTGGCTTTTTCGGTTTGCTTGTAGGGTCGGCATTGGGCTACATGACGCTGACAGGCTCAGATGTCATGATGCTTCTGCTAGGTGTGCTGGCTAGGGAAACCGCGAGCGTGTACAACTTCTGGCTGGGATCTTCCAACAGCAGTCAAACTAAGGACTTGATGAAGAAATGAAAGAAACTTGGCAAGACGCACTGGAGCACGTTCTGGAGTCGGAAGGGGGTTATGTTTCGCATCCGGCAGATCCTGGAGGCCGCACCAATCTTGGTGTTACCCAGCGAGTCTGGGAGGAATGGGTCAAGCACGACGTAGACGAAAAGCAGATGCGCGAGCTAACGCCAGAGATGGTTGCTCCGCTATACGAGGAAAAATACTGGCAGCGTGTCAAAGGTGATGATCTTCCCGCGGGAGTAGATTATTGCGTGTTTGACGCATCCGTTAACAGTGGGACAGGTCGAGCATCCAAGTGGCTTCAGGAGTGCGTAGGAGTCCAACCAGACGGTGTTATCGGGCCGATGACGCTGCGTGTAGCACAGGCGATGTCACCTGCTGATCTTGTGAATATGTACTGCGACAAGCGTCTCGCGTTCCTGAAGGAACTCAAGACTTGGGATGTGTTCGGGAAAGGATGGGAACGGAGGGTGGAAGAAGTCCGCTCCCATGCGCTCAGTATGATCTAAAACGGTGGGCTATCGTCTCGCGCTTTCGGTTCCGCCAACGTTGCCCAGCCATCCCAGCCGACCGGGACGGACTCCATCTTCAGCGTCAGACCTTTCGGGCCTTGCATGACGACGCCGATCTTCTGCCAGCGCTTTTTTTCCTCTCCCTGCTTGTTGGTGTAGGTTCCGGTGGTTGCGATTACTTCGTATGCGATGGGCATAGTTTCTCCATGAGGTGTTGTGCTTCGGTTAGGAATTCTTTGACTCTGATCTCGAACTTGTCGATGTCCTCCTGTGTTGGTTGGAACCGTACAACGAACAACTGTAGATGCTCTGGGAACCTGTCATCAAACGATACGAAGTCCACCCACTTCCGTTGAGTGCAGGACAACTGAGCCATCATCTGCGGGACGTACTTTGCCGGTGGCTTGCCTGACTGGATGTAGTCCAGGTGAGTGGTTGACCGAGGGCACTTGATTTCGACCAGACCGTCAGACCCAACAAGAGCATCAGGGCTGGCACCAAACCAACGAATGAGCGGGTGCGTTACGAACCCAACATCATCCGTCAACTCATGACTTGCCTGATACGCTGCCTTCGCTAGAGGCTCGACATCTATCCCGCGCTGCATATCAACGTTGACGAACGAGTCCTGTGCTCGACCAGTCAGTCGCTCCGTGACTATCTGAGTCAGATAACCTTTCCTAGCCATCGTGTCCTTACCAGCGAGGATGTCGCTTGCACGAGATCCGGTAGCATGACCGAGCCTGTCTGCGTACCACTCAGTTGTCCGTTGAAGATCCATCAGGGTTTCCTCTTTTTACTAGCAACAAACGGTGTTTCGTTTGGTGTGATGCCAAACATAACGTGCGTCAGGTCTTCTTGTTGGAAATGTTGTAGAACCCGCTGATAGCGCCCAGAACTGGCTTTCCTGCGTTCAAAAGCGTTTATCAGAAGTCCGCGACGCAGTAGTGGTGCTAGGCGAGGAGTTAATGTGTTAAGCGGTATTCCAGGAATTCGGCGCGACAGTTCTTCGGCAGTAAGACCCTTTCGGGCCTTGCGGAATTCATCCAGTATGATCCACTCGATTCTGCTGGCATCAATCAGTTTTGCAGCCTCGTGACTGGTCTCTGGGTCTGTAGACCTTGCAAGTCCAGGCCAATTCATAGCGTTATCTCCAAATGCTGTCGCAACGCTGCAAACAGGACCAGTTCAAACTCAAGCCCATTTTCTGCTTGGATAATAATTTTCCGTGTCGAGTATAGGCCGGTTGAGATTTCCTGTGTTTCAATTTGGCGGATCTCAACGGACTTCACTTCATGAATGTGTGAGTTCATGCGATCACCGCTGCATATTGATGGGGGATGGGGAACTTGGGAGCGTGCCAGAACTTACGCAAAATCAGTGTCTCCGGTGTGTAGAACGCACCAGGGTTGATGCTCTTGATCTGAGCGATGGCGATTTCTAGGTTTTTGTTGTCGTGTTGATAATCGCGTCCGACCCTAGCGGCTGCGCGGAGCATGGCACGTTGCTGGTCATTCAAAAGGATTGCGGGTTGCATCACTTCACCTCCATCAGTTGTGTTTTGCGCTGGTTCTTTGTTGCTTCGAGTTGCTGCATGAACTCAGTGTCTTTCAAGGCTTTGTAAGCGTGGGCAAACACGGTCTTGAGTCCGTCTAGGTTCTCAGCCTGCGCTACTTGCTTGAGATACGGGGCGGGGTCTAGCTTCTTAGATGCTGCGTTACCGTCGTCATCCTCCGGTGCGATTCCGCAGGCTGCCATCAGGCTGTAGCGACGGGCGTAGGTCAGTGCTGAACCGTATCCCTGCGGGTCTTGCTTTGCAGCGGGGACATGGAGTTTACCGGCTGACATTGTTTCACCGGACTCATGCACGAACACGGTCTCTACGATCACCCCGTCCTGGCACTCGTGCGTCTGCTGCATGAGCATGATCCCGTTTGCGTTCAGCCCGTCAATGACAGCCTCGACGCAAGCTGCGAGGTCAGCGTAACGACTTCTGAAGTGCGGGTTGCTGGAGGACTTTAGTGCTGGCCCGAATGCCTTTTGTGCTTTCACTAACGCTGATGCTATCTGTTTCATTGCTCGACCCTTTGTAACGTTGCCACTTGGTTAGGTATTGTTGTTGCTCGCTGGGTGGAACCCACCCGAATCGTCGCCACGTTGCTTGCACATCCGTAGCGACGCCTGGAATCCACTTAAAGTCTAGATCCGTGAGATTAGTTGCCAAACAAGGTCTCCGATGGTTGAGGTTGAACCGATACTCCAATCGACTGCTGTGATGCCGAGCACGACTCCGGCGATGACGATAAGCAGCTGTTTCATTTCGCCACCTTATAGGCAAGCTTGGAGGAGTGCTTCCAGGTGTCGTATTGCTTTTCTGCGAGTTCCTGCACCCGCTGCTTGAGCCATGCTTTCGCATTTTCACCGTTCCAGAGCATTTCGATTACTTTGTCGGTGGTGATGTCGGTATCGCGGTCGAGGTCTACCCAGACCCAGAGGATTTCCTTGGCTGCCGCTGAGTCAAGCCAGCAGGCAATCTCGTCGCTCTCCCACTCTTGTTGACGCTCAAGTTCATCGTTGTAGTTGTCTTCACGAATCCAATGCAGGTCGAAGTCGCTCATGTTGTCCTCGGTTGTTGTTGTTGACCGTGAAAGAATATTAAAGTAGAGTGCATCTTGTTGTCAACGCGAACATTCCATTTTTTACAACTTTTACAATTAGAGGGTGTATGACAGTCGAGCAAGCAATCAACCTCGCAGCCGCGCTAGTAGGGTCGAAGGGCAAGCTGTGCGAGGAGCTAGGGATCAGTCGGCAGGCAATGAACATTTGGAAGAAGAATGGGGTTCCACTCAAGAGAGCATTGCAGATCCAGGACATGACGGGCGGTGTAATCAAGCTGGGCGATCTCTGTCCGCAGTACAAAGCAATCGAAATCGTGCAGGTCGAGTATGTCGCTAACAGCTAGATCAACTGCCCACCTCCGCGACTTGGGCTACATGGTCGCCACTGTCGAGCACTACAACTCGTTCACGAGGCGCAAGCATGACCTCTGGGGTTGCATCGATCTGCTGTGCATCGGCAACGGCGAGACGGTTGCTGTACAGGTAACGAGCAAACCCCACCTATCAACCAGGAGACACAAGGTCGAGGAGTCCGAGGCTTACCCTGAGATGATTCGATCAGGTTGGAGGATCGTCCTGCATGGGTGGTTCAAGGAGAAAAACCGCTGGCAGTTGAAGGAGGTGGAACTGTGATCTTCACCCTAGCGCACGACACCGCCCGACAGAGGGCTGTAGAGGCCGTTAAGAACGCTCGGCAGGGCTGGGTGGTACGAATAGAGCCGCCTAACAGAACAAGCGCACAGAACTCGTTTTATTGGGCCACGTTAGCAGCGATCAGCGAGCAGATACGTCCGCAGAATCAGGCGCACGATCCAGACGTTTGGCACGCTTATTTTAAGACTCGATATTTGCCGGGAAGGATGATCGAGCTACCCAACGGGCAGGTGATGGAGGCAGAGCCGACGACAACGGGGCTGACGAAGGCGCAGTTTTCGGACTATGTTGAACAGGTGCTGGCATGGGCGACGAATCACGGTCTACAGATGACGGACGAGATGTCTGTTTTGCGTGCAACCAGCGACACGACAACGCAAGACTCGTCACTCTCCCTGATGGCACCGTAGTGGGCTTGCAGAGTAAGGCTTACACGCTTTATTGCGAAGCGCAGACTGTGTTGTCTTGGACAAAGCCTAGACGGACGGAGTACATGGAGCGTGTCGAGAAGGCAAGGGGTGCAGCAGGCAGGGAAGAACTAGCAAAGGAGATCCTAAAGTGGTACGCGACAAAGCGTGGCTCAAAGCGGTAGCAAGTCTGGACTGCCAGCGGTGCGGTATGTCGGGTCAGACGCAAGCTGCTCATGCCAATTGGGGG